GTCCATGCTGGTAGCCAGCGGAGTACGAACGAAGTGCTTCAAGCCGTTTGGCACATCGGTACACAAGAACCATGCGTTAGTGTCGGTCAGGTAGTGGTTGACACGATAGCCTTCAGGGATCGAACCGTTGTTCTTGATGGCGTTGATATCGTTGTCAGTGGTACCGACACGCAGTTCGGTTTCCAGCAGACGAGTTGCAACAAACATCAGAGCAGGAGGAACAATCAGCTTTCTAGGCTTGGCGGCGATCAGCAAACCACGTTCGTCTGTGTAAGCAGCGATCTGAATGACAGCGTTTTCCAACGATGTTTCGTTCAGGTCAGCAGCGGTAGAAGGACGATTGCTGTTGGTACCACCAGACACCAGCGGGTGCGCAGTCGAGAACAAGCTCACACCGTCACCGTAAGTTACGGCAGCGGTAAAACCATTGTTCAGGGTAGATGCGGCTTTAACCTGCTTGGTGTAAGCCATAGCACGAGCCAGCGACTTGGTATAACGTGACGACAGGCTGTCGTACAAGTTATCTTCCATAGCTTCTTCGGTGACCGAGAAGCCCATCGCAATGGTTTCGTGGTTGTAACGAGCAGTCCATGCTTCCTGCGCATTGTCATACGCGATTGCAGAACCTTCGTTCTTCACTGGAGCAGCGGAGAAACCAGCCAATTTGGTTTCTTCTTCAAAAGAACGCTCAGAAGTCTCGGTTTCGTAGATTTCTTTGTGTTCTTCGCCGTAACGCTCATATTCCATACCAAACAGCGCGTTCAAGCCGGGCAGGAGTTCTTTCAAAAGTTGGGCGCGTGAAATAGCCATTTTATGTTACTCCTTATTAAGCCACACCGAGGCCAGCATAGTACGCATGCTGACCGAAGTTGACTTTAATCAACATCTCGGTGTACTGCGTAAACACGATGGTTGAACTTGCAGGGATTTCGCTACCAGCCGAAGAACTCAAAATAGTCTGGTTGATAGTGATCGAAGTTGCACCAGCAGAGGCAGCGGTTGTCACGAACGAACCAGTCGCCACGTTTTGACCGTTAGAGGCGATGAAGGACACGTCAGTACCAGCAACAATCGCGCTAGGCAGGCCAGAGCCAGTCAGTGTGATGGTGGTGGTGCTGGACGAACCAGTAGCCGAAACGGACTGTGCAGTTTCCTTGACCGTATCCAAGAAACGGATTGGGAAGGTTGCGGTGGTTGCTGGGGTAGCCGTAAAGCCTTGGATGGCGTTTGCGGAGTTACCAGTGTTGGTGTTGCCGGTGTTGTTGATCATCTGACCGTTCTGACCAATCAAGGCTTCAGAACCAGAGCCAATCACGGTAGTACCGGAGCACACAACTGCTTTGAACACTGTGTCAGGATCATCACAAACAATAGCCACTGCATCACCAGCAGCCAGCGAACCGGGCCAGTATTGCGAGAAGGTTTTCTGTTTGGTCACCGGATTAGTGTACGAACAGCCCAAGAAAATACCAACCAAACCACTTGCGCCAGAGGAAGTGACTGTTTGACGGTTAATACCGCCGCGAGTCAGCTTCACAAAGTCGCCGTAGAAGATGGCGGTTGTAAAGTCATAGGGAATAGGATACTCACGGGTAGAACCCGCAAATACCTGACCACCGATCAGGTTGATCGGCTTCAGCCCGTAAGGGGCTTCGACGATGGGGTAAGCCATTTAAGACTCCTTAAAAAGTTAATAACCTTTGCCAAAAGAAACACTCGATTTTCTGTCCGCAAACAGGGGCATACGAGGATCATTTTCGCGCAAGAAGTTGTTGTCAACGGATTGCATTTGAGTTTCCGCTTGTTTGCGAAACCACTCATCACGCTGTTCAACCATTTCAGTTGGGGTTTTGCACAGCATCAGGCCACCAATAACAATATTGTCTTTGAACTGACCGTTAGGGTCAACAAAGATTTGAATCTCAGGGTGGTCAGAAGCGCGTACAGGTTCCCAACCTTCGCGGAGTTTAGACGAGATGTTCATGGGGTCGTTCTGGCCTTGAGTGGCGGTACGAATCCAACGATATTCCCAGCCGTCTTGTGGCTTGGGATCAGGGAGCAGTGTAGGCGGTGCCCAAGTACGGGGTCGCACCGTGGTCTCACGGGAGTCTTGGTCACGTTCTGCACGATTTTGTTGGGTCAATTTGTTCTCAGCCATTATTCGTTCCTCATTCCTTCTGCGACTTTTTTCGCGTAAAGCTCAAGTGGAATCCCAAGCCGCTTGGCAATGCTCACTGCACTGGGCGTCAGCACGACTTTTCGGGGCGCTGTGCTGCGCGTTGCTGGAGCAACTACCGTTGAGCGCCGCGTGGGTTTTTCATTGCCACCGCTGCCATCCCTGAAATTTTCAGGGAACTTCTCGCGCATCCGAGCGTCGATACGCTCGTAATACGTGTTGGATCGGGGGTCAATACCCTCATCCTCAACCAGCTTCTCGTGCACTGCGAGAGCGAAGCCAGTCATTTCCCGATCCTTGTTGAACCAGCGGTTGCTGTCTCTCCAGACTTCCGCTTTTTCATCTCGGTTGGGTGCCCCACTCGCAGGGTTTTGGGGCATTGGTACGTTTTGTACCTCATTTTGCTGGGTTTGTAAAGACTTGGGACGAAAATTGTTGATTCGCTCCGCCTTGAGTTTGGCTGACATCAAGTCTTCTTGAGCAGAAGTTACCGCATCCCCGTCACCCGATTCGTACGCCGCCTTGTACTTGCGGCGGGCCTCTTCAAGCTCCTTACCCACAACAGTCTTGGCTTGCTCAATAAGAAGTTTCTGGTTGTTGTTGGCGGTACCCTTGAGTTGCTCGTTCTCTTGCAAGATACGCTGGGCAATGTGGAGGGCTTCCTCACGCTCACGCTCGGCACGTTCTTTGGCGCGGCGCTCTTCGTGGTAACCCTTATTCAGGTGCGACAAGCGATCACGCAGCTTGACATCCTTGTATTTCAGGAGTTCTTCTTCGGTGACCTCTTCCGGGGCTTCGGTCATCGGTTTGCGATTGCGGTCTCTCTCAGGGGTGTCATCCTTGACCTCAACCTTGACAGAAGAGTCATCTTCCACCTCAACGACGATCTCCAACTTCTCGTCGTCTTTGTTTTTCCCAACGACGTTCTCGTCAGGAAACTTAAAAGTGTCTTTTTCGTATTCAGCCATGATTGCTCCTTAGTTCACACGCCCAACGCCACGGGGGTCTTGAACCACCGCTTCCACTGAGTCATCATTGATTAAACGAAACTCAGCGCCGTGAATTTTGAAGCGCGTACCTGTATTGGCACGACACATAATAAAATCACCTTTTTTGCACCAAGGGCCACTTGGGAAGCGTTCTTTGTCTGAGTAACACATATCACCCAACTCCACAACAAACAACACGTTTGTCAAAAGTTGTTCGTGGTACATGGACTGTGCAGACTTAATCAGCCCCGTGTCTCCGATCTCTTCTTCTACGGGCGGTAACGTCACCAAAATCTTGTAGCCCCGAGGTTGCGGCAGTTGTCGTGCCTTTTCCTCTTTAGACTTGTTCAAGATTTTAGATAGGTCAAATGCCTGTTCAACTAAAAACTTACTCATCATTTCTCTCCTTTACTCGTTCCAAGAGGTCTTCGATGTTTTGGTTTGCGTGGAGAAGACCCCTCAACACTCCACAAACCTCGCGGTATTCCGCATAGTCTTTACATGCACCTGAACCAAGATGCTCCAGCAGTTCTTGTCGCCGCTGGTTGCCCTTGTCCATCAACAGTTTCATCACTCTCTCGTCCATTGTTTAGTCTCCTTTTGTTTTTGCTGCAAGAGTGGCCTCGATCTGCGCAACACGCAGATTCGCGTCCACACCAACTTTATCCTTGCTGACCTGAATCTTCTCTTGCTCCAGACGCAACTTCTCGCGTGCAATGTCGGTGTCTTGCGCATCCTTTGCGGCCTTGCGCTGCACGTCTTGCCCTTTGAGTTGTAGCTCTTGCTGCTGAAGCTGGATGAGCGGGTCTTTGGCTTGTTCTTGCGATTGCTTCTGTGCGGCTTGACCTTGGTGAATTTCCTGAAGCTGCTGGCTGGCTTGTGCCACCAGACGTGACAACTGCACTTCCATTTCGGGTGGCATCTCGGTGTCAGGAGCGGGCATAGACACACCGATGCGATCTTCGATCTGCTTGCGGTAGCTGTATCCCAAGTGCTCGGCAATATGCGCTTGCAGTGCGGCAAACAGCATCTGCGCTTTTGGGTTCTGCCCCATCTGCTCGGCAATCATCGGGTCTTTCATAAACGACGAGTGCGCGGCAATGTGCGCATCGTGATCCTGATAGATAAACGCTTTGACGGGCTTACCTTTGAGGACGTTCATGTTCTCGCTGATCGGATCGACAGGCTTCATGTCATCTTCAACAGGCACGAGCTTGTCTGCGTTCTTCACGCCCAACACCTCGATCATCTGACGGTGCAACACAGGCAAGTCGTAAATCTGAGGTGCTTGACTCGCCAACTGCAACACCGCATGATCCGCTGGGCCATCGTGCTGCTGTTGGGGTCAGACACGGGAATCACGTCCACCAAGTCGTAGTCGCTCTGCTTGATCTGACGATCCTTCGTGTAGTCAGGCTCGTAGCTGTACTCCTCTGGGGTGTAGTCGCGGATAATCTCTTTCAAGAGCTTGAACTCTTGGCGCATGGAGTAGTGCACACGAGCTTGCACAGCACCCATCGTCTTGAGTTGACGTTCCAACAGCGCGAGGGTGGTACCCACTGGCGCGTTTGCGCTCATGTCGCTCACTTGCATGTCGGCAATAGAGCCAAGGCGACGAGCCTCGTTTGTGATCTTCTCCAACAACCCAGCCAGAACCTGTGACGGCTCCTTGTACGGCAGGTTCATGATGTTGTCTTTGATCGCGCCGCTTGGCACGTCCACATCACGGAACTCGCCCGGAGCAATAGGTGTGTCGTCACCCTTAATACGGGCACCGCGAGTCTTCAGACCACCGGGGAGATTAGACAGAGTGCCAGCATCAACAAGCTGGCGAATGATTGAAGTACCTGCACGTGCATAACCACCGATAAGGTGCACGAGACCCATACCGTAGACACCAAAGCCCGGAATGTAGTTGTACTGTGCGAAGTGCTGACGCTTGAGGTGAAGTTCATCTTCTTCCTTCCAGTTGCGGCGGATTGCCAAAACTTCTTTAGAGCCGCGCTCATACGTGATCACGTATGGCAGGGCAATGCCATCTTCATCCTCGTACCCCGGCAGGTCGTAGTCAACGTGAACTTCGGCAAACTGATAGCGGTCATCGTCTTCGGTGATCGAGAAGCCTTGCTCATCAGCTTTTTTCTTCTCGATGTCGGTGGTAATGTTGACGGGATCGCCCAACTCAACCTCGCGGTAGAAACCCGCCACCTGCAACTTGCGCACGTCATTCTTGGTCTTGCGCATCAGGTGAGTGACACGCTCGGCAGTCTCAATGTTTGACGCACCGTAAGGTATGACCACATCCTCCGCTGGCA